TCATAAGTGGGTACTCGAAGGTCTCTTTGGATCATGTGATCAAGTAACTAAGACAGATGATCTTATTAAGTCAGGCTATCTTAGTAAGTTTAGGATTAAAATACTACTTTGTCAACATGCTCCTCAGCATTTCGAGACATATCATGATGAGATAGATTACTTATGTGAACATAGAGGTCGAAATAATCTAATCAAAAATCTTGTTAAAGATCTAGATGGTAACACTCTTGTACTCTTCAATTATATCGAGAAACACGGAGAACCATTGTTTGAAATCATAAATAATTCTGTAGACAAAGATCGTAAGATCTTTTTCGTTCATGGTGGTACGGAAGTAGCAGACCGTGAAGAAGTTAGATTAATTACGGAGGAACAAGACAATGCAGTTATTATTGCGTCGTATGGGACTTTTAGTACTGGTATTAATATTAAGCGATTACATAACATCGTCTTCGCGTCGCCGTCAAAGTCCAGAATACGAAATCTTCAGTCAATAGGAAGAGTATTGAGAAGAGGTGAAGGAAAAGACATAGCAACATTATATGATATCGCTGATGATATCGGGGGTCAAAACTATACTCTTAAACATCTTAATGAACGAGTCAATATATACAACGATGAAAATTTCAAGTATGAAGTTATTAAAGTAAACCTTAGAGCAAATTAAAATGACAGAGGCAGACTTAAAAAAAGCGGAAGAGGAATTCTACGCTTCAGTCAAACTAATTTCAGGAGAAGAAGTACTTGCACAAGTATGCTATCTTCCTGATGAAGATAAAATTGTCATGAATAGACCTCTGCAAGTTGAGATTGCTAGACAAAGAAAAGGTAATGTTGAGATCGCGGGGTTCGCTCTTAAAGAATGGGTAATGGCTACCTTTGATGAAATGTTTATTGTTAATAAGAATCACATTTTAACAATGACTGAATTGGATCCTACCATCAAATCATTTTACGAACAGACTTTAGGTAGAATAGAAAACGCAAAAAACCTGACTAAGGTTGGAAATAAACTTCCACGTAAGTCAGGTTACTTAGGTTCTATTCAAGATAAAAAAAGATCTTTAGAAGATATATTTAAAAAAAGCTAGAGTCATCCTTGAACCCTTAACATGGTTAGTCTACTGCGTTTTTCGTTCCTTGTCAAGCCCCCCTTTACAAATCCTATTCTGCGTGCTACACTATGATCAGTGATACGAACAATTCGTGGCAAAAGTAATGGCAAGAAAAAAGACAGAATACTATGTTAATAATAAAGAGTTTCTTTATGCTATAAGCGAGTATCGCTCAAAGGTTCTTAAAGCAAAAGAAGTAGGGGATCCCCGACCTCGTGTGACGAATTATATTGGTGAATGTTTTTTAAAGATTGCTACACATCTATCATATAAACCAAATTTTGTCAACTATATGTTTCGAGAGGACATGATCTGTGATGGTATTGAGAACTGCTTACAGTACATAGATAATTTTGATCCTGAGAAATCCACGAATCCATTTGCCTACTTCACTCAGATTATATACTATGCATTCTTAAGACGTATCCAGAAAGAAAAGAAGCAATTAGAAATTAAAGGTAAGATATTAGAACGGTCAGGATATGATGAAGTTATGCACACTGATTCATATGATGGTAGTATGACTGGTATGAATGCATCACATTCGGATATGGGAAGTATTAAAGAAAATATTCAAACTAAAATTAACAGATGATATTAGAAATACAATTAGAAGTAGTTAAAAAACTAAGGGAACTACACCCACAATCTAAAGCAGTATATACTATCAACACTAAATGGATCCACTTTTAAATTTATTAAAGGAGAAAGCATATCGAAAAGGAGAGTTTAAGTTATCATCTGGTAAGACCAGTGAACACTATGTAAATTGCAAACCTGTTATCTTATCTGGTGAAGGTTTGAAATTAACTTCTGAAGCACTTCTTAAAGTTATTCATACTAAGGTAGTGGGAGGTTTAACTCTCGGTGCTGATCCTTTGGTGTGTGGTGTTGGTGTTCTTGGAGGACTTGATCAGAAGATTGTTCGCAAAGAACCCAAAGGCCATGGGACTTCTGCTTGGATAGAAGGACCAGATCATCCAGTGGACACTGAAATAACTGTCCTAGAAGATGTTGTCACTACAGGAGGATCTGCTATATTTGCAGTAGAAAAATTGAGAGATGCTGGTTACTATGTTAGGGAAGTAGTTACTATCATTGATAGGAAGGAGCATGATCCTTTTACTTTTTTAGACAAAGAATTAGAATTGATTAGTTTGTATACCTTAGATCAACTAACATGAAGATTGCAATTATTACCGATCAACATTTAGATGGTCGCAAAGGATCCCTAGCATTCTGGAATTACTGGTACAAATTTTATGATGAGATATTTTTCCCTACTCTTGAACGAGAAGGTATCACCACAGTCTTTGATTTGGGTGACACATTTGATAACAGAAAGTCTATGGACTATAATACTCTTGCTCGCATTAAGGAAGATTATTTTGACCGACTTAAAAAGTATGATGTACACATGATACTAGGTAATCATACCACGTATTATAAGAACACAAATAAGATTAATTCACCAGAGTTATTATTAGAGCAGTATAAGAATATAACTCTGTACACTGAACCAAAAGAATTGCAGATTGATAGTAAGAAGTTTATGATGCTTCCTTGGATCAACTCTGGAAATAAAGAACAAGCAATGAAAGCTTTGGAAGATACAGATGCTCCTATTGTTTGTGGTCACTTAGAGATTAATGGATTTGAAGTTACACCTGGTATGTTCTATGAGAACTCCCAAGCGTTAGGATTAAATTCATTTAAAAAGTTTGAACGTGTATGGTCTGGACATTTTCACCATAAGTCTAAGAGAGGAAACGTTCATTACTTAGGCAACCCTTATCAGATGTTTTGGAATGATTACAAGGATAACCGTGGGTTTCATATATACGATACTGAGAGTAATAGACTCAGATTTGTGGAGAACCCCTTTGAAATTTTTGAAAAGATTTATTACAGAGACACCGAAAACGATTACAACAAATACGATGTGCAGTATTATAAAGACAAGTTCATCAAACTTGTGGTCGAAGAAAAGCGGGATTACCAGATGTTCGAGACACTGGTTGATCGTTTATACAATGTAGGAGTTCATGATGTAAAAGTTGTAGAGACTCTAGTACATGGTGATGAAGTTGATGATACTGATTTGGAGACTAAAGATACCTTGACACTACTCAATGAATATATTGATGAAGTCGAGATGTCCGTAGATAAATCAGACTTGAAGAACCTTATGCATTCACTATATACTGAGAGTTGTGAGGTAATCTAATGTATATTGTTACGTTACAAGATAAACCAGAAGGTGTTTATTCTGTTTATGATGATAATAATCATAGAGTAGTTCCTATCTTTGAACAAGAAGATGATGCTGACAGATACCTTGAAATGATAGAATATCAAGAAGGTGGTGATTTGCCTTCTATGGAAATTCTAGAAATAGAAGGACAAGAAATGATTAATGCTTGTCAACAACGAGGACAAAGATTTTTAATTATTACACCAGACGATTTATTGATACCACCTGAAGATAGAGCATGATCATTTTTAAAAAGGTTCGTTGGAAGAATCTTCTAAGTACAGGTAATGTGTTTAGTGAGGTTGATCTCCAAGGAGCGCGAACAAATTTAATAGTGGGTACTAACGGTGCTGGCAAGTCAACCATCTTAGATGCGTTGACCTTTTCTCTCTTTGGGAAACCATTTAGAAAGATCAATAAAGGTATGCTTGTCAATAGTGTCAATGAGAAAGATTGTATGACAGAGGTTGAGTTCTCTATTGGCAAGTTAGATTATAAAGTTATCCGTGGTATCAAGCCTAATAAGTTTGAGATCTATTGTAATGGTAAGATCTTTAATCAAGAATCAACGGTAGCAGAACAGCAAAAGAATTTAGAAAAAAATATATTAAAGTTAAACTATAAGTCTTTTACACAGATTGTAGTGTTGGGATCTAGTACCTTTGTTCCTTTTATGCGTCTTCCTACAATACAACGTAGAGAGATCATAGAAGATATACTTGATATTCAAGTGTTTTCCACAATGAATCTACTTCTTAGAGATAAAACTAGAGAGAATAATGAAGAGATTAAGGAATTTGATTATCAAATACATCTTTTAGAGGAGAAGATAGATCTTCAGAAGCAACATATGCTTACTCTTGAGAAGAGAAATAAAGAAGAGATTGATAAAAAGAAAGAAAAGATTAAGGAATTAGAAGACAACGAACAGCAAAGTACAGAAAGTATTCACAATATCACAGAAGAAGTTAAAGATCTCTCTCAGGAGATGGAGGATTATTCTAAAAGCTCTATCAAACTTAAGAAATTAAATACTATATTAATTAAGTTAAACACAAAATT